TGACCACCTTGTGGAGGTATAATTACATTAAAAGTTGGTCTTGTAGTTCCAGTCGGAACTCCCCCTGCTGCCAAATCAATGTTACCGAAAGTATATCCAGATCCTTGATTTGAAACAGTAACAGAACTTACCTGTTGATTTCCATCAATTGTGATAGTGCATTCTGCACCAGAACCATCTCCTTTAATTGGAACGGAAGTATAAGTGGAATTAGCGGTTCCGAGACCAACACCTTTATTTGTAACTGTTACAATTTTAATTGATCCATCAACAGCATTATCTCTAACAGCCTCATTATCTGCTGCTGTTGCCCAATCATTGGGAACTGGCATGTAGTCTGTTGATTCAAATTTTGCGACATCACTTGGTTTAATTGTATAAAGATATTTCCACACATAACCATCGCCACTTGTCCCTGCGGATTTTGGTTCTAAATCAGTAAAAGTTGGCTCATCGAGAGAAGGTCTCCCAGAAAGATTATCAGGATCAATTCCGTTTTGAAGACAAATATAAACTCTAAAATCACTATTCATTACAAAATAAGTTGCAAGATATAGTGATGTTGATCCAGAAACTACAGCAGTATTTGATCTACTATAATCATGCCTATACATGTCATAAGTGGTTCCCGAAGACCAAGTTATCTTAGGTACAACTCTTCTGGCATCATCAGTATTAATTTTTTTCAAGGCAACCATTGTGTTCCAATAATCATTTTCCTGATCAAAATTATCTTTAGGTGAAGGTGGATCTTCATCCCAATCAGTCTGATAATCCGCAGGATTAGTCAAACCAATAAATGAATAATATGAATTGCTGGAGTTAGAAACTCCAGCAATGAAATTACCAGCATTTAATATTCTAATTTGATCAGTTATAATGGCAGCCATTTTTAAGACTTTTTTACTTATTTATTAGAGATTAAACCACATAATTTTTAAATTTCAAGAAGTTTGATCTTGTAACCATAGTTGAGGTTGAAATACCAGATCCTTCAGTCAAACCAATACCACCTTGAGTATATGCAGAATATGAGGTAGATTCAGATCTTCCAGAAATATCAATTCTTCCCCAACTATAATTTCCAAAGAAATCTGAAGTTGTTATACCTGATGTAATGAATTGATCAACATCAACGGTAACTCTTCTAACATGAGTGGTGATTCCCTGAACACTGGTAGAGATAGAGACTGCAGTTCTAACTGCATATACATTATCTGCGAAGGATGTTCCTACGCCAACAGTGTTACCTGCAGGATCAAATGCAGTAATTGATGTTGCTCCTGCACCAATATTGGAATTTTTAACCACAAAGATATCATTTGCATTAAGGGAGCTAATTGTAACTGCAGTTCCAGCAACTTTAGTATCTCTCAAGAATGAGTCAAACGGAATGTGAATGTCAAAGATTAGTGATGTAGTGCCAACTCCAACATTTGTGGTTCCAAATCCAACAATAACACCACTATCACCAGAATATGAAACAACACTAACCTCCTCTTCAGTATATGATGGTGGAGCAACAAGAACTGGTGGAACACTTGTATTTGTATATCCAGTTCCAGCATTAGATAATGTAATGCTAGTAACAACACCTGCAGTAATTGATGCAGTCGCTGTTGCAGTAGTTCCCAGTCCAACAGATTGTGCTGTGCTTCCAATTGTTACTACAGGAGCAGATGTATATCCAGAACCTCCATCAGAGATTG